GTTATCAATTAATGCTTTTAGAATATTGCCAGAAGTAGTTGGAAGTATTTCTATTTTACCTAGTACTTTATCACCATTCCACCATAATTCTCTAATGATATGGGATACATTTTTTAGGTTTATGATTGAAGATTCAGGGTGGTCAAGTTCTCCTGTTGCTCTATTTTCTTTAACAACTTGTTGGTATTTATCAATTTCGCGTTCCCATAAATCTTTAGAGTAGTATCTGCCGTTTCCGTTTTTTACTTCGGCGGTAGCTAATATACCTTCAACCATTGGGTTACCTGATGGGGCTCTCATACCTTCTGTTAGTTGAACAGGAGATACGTTGAATGGGATGGTTTCTATGAGTACCTGTCTCATATTATATTTCTTCTTTTTTTTCGTAGAAAATTTCTCCGTCTTTGTAAGATGCTACAGTTAAATCTGAATCATACCAATCTGATACTCTATACATCCCTGAGTCCTTTTCTGTTTTTTCAACATGTTGTACTACACCTTCTTTAGATTTATTTTTAGCGTCTTCTTTAGCGTCTTCTAAGGACACACCATAGCCTTCATTTAATTCTTCTCTAATGATAGCGCTGATGATAGAGCGGAGTTTGTTTTCTTTTAAATTACCATACCCACTTGACTTGTATTTGCCAGTTGGTGCTTTGGGTTCTTTAGACATTTCTAAACCAATTCCTTTAACACCAAACATTCCGTTTTTAGCATAGTAATTAATATCTTGAGCCATATTTTTGGCTACAATTTTTTTCAATTCGTCTACAGTTTTATCAGCATTTTTAGGATCATCCATTTCAGCTAAATATCCCATTAAAAATGATTGACCATAAACATTGTCTATATTTTTAGGATCGCTATTGTCAAAATTGCTTTCTAAATCTTTAGCTACATCTTTATCTATTTTTTCAAATGTATTTTGATCACCATATTCTTTTTTATCTTTAACACCCACAGCTTCTTTTATGTTTGTGTTAAAAATTTTAAACCAATCTGGTTTGTTTGGATTTTGTGTTACAATACCACCTACTGCTTCGGTTAGGATATTTTTACCCTTTAATATTTTAACAGTATCGTTAAAGGTACTGTTTACAGTAAGAAGTTCAGGGAATAAATGGCGAGCTTGTTTTAGGAAATGATCTTTATTTCCTTTACCCTCTGTAATTTCGATATATTGATTTTGTAATGTTTTCATGATTATAAATATTATGTGTATAAAATTACTGAAGCTCCACTATTAACGGAACAAGAAGTTATATATAAAGGTAATGTTGTTCCTGGGTATACAAAAGTATTTATTGGAGTTGATTCTATTACTTGACTAGATCCATTCAGGCCAACCCCATATTTAAATGTGATATCTGATCCTTCCATTGCCTGTATAGTAGTTGCAGTTGTGCCAAAGGAAGTTAATCCGGCAAATGAGCCGGTAATAGATTGTCCACTAGATAATACTACTCCTCCAAAATTTACGGGTATATTTGCCATTTTTTATTATAAATATTATGTGTATAAAATTACTGAAGCCCCACTTATTACTTCACATTGAGTTATAAATAAAGGCAATGTAGTTCCAGGAGGGAGTATAAGATTACTAGTTGCAGTTGAGTTTATTACTTGTCCTGCTGAGTTAAGTCCGGCTCCATATCTGAGTTTGATTTCTGTTCCGTCCATGGTTAGTACTTGGGTACTTGTTGCTCCTAATACAATTAATCCTGCAAATTGGCCCACAATTGATTGTCCAGCAGATAGTACTACTCCTCCAAAATTTACGGGTATATTTGCCATATTATTGTTGTTTTGTGTTGTCGTCGGGGGTAAATGAGTTAATTATATCGTCTAATAACTCATTTGTTGAATCTGTTGAATAAACAACAGCATATGATTTAGGATTATTTTTATAATAATCTAAAGTTTTATTTCTTGCTTGTTGTAGTAATGGAATCAATTGATTTAGCTTTTTTTCTAAAATATTAAATCCTTCTAAACGTTGAGCTAAAAATTTTCTTCTTTCAGGATCGGATACGTTCAAAGCATTTAAATAATCTTCTACTTCTATAGTTTCCCATAATTGTTTAACTTCAATACCTTTAGCTGCTTTATTTAAGGCTGGTTTATTCACTAACTTGTATTTGAATGTTTTTACATAGGTATTGTCTGTTACTCCTTCAGGACCAGCTTTGGGACCAGGACCCATATTAGCTCCAGGACCTTCTTTAACGGGTTTCCATCCAGCCTCACTATAAGCGCTATAATTTTTTTTAGGAACTTTTCCAAATGATTTTGGAGTAGCATAATTTTCACCTGTAGTTCCGGATGTAAAACCAGAAGTACTAGATATAGTGCTTGTTTCTTTTAATTTATATTTATACTTTCCCATGAATATTTTTAATTTCATTTAAAAGTTCATAATATTGTAATAAATTAATTAAATTATCGTCATTAACTTTATGTGATTTAGATAATGGGGTCAATAATTTAATTACTTCGTCTAATTTAATTTGAACCGCTTTATCTGCAATTTTAGGAGATAAAGTAGTTAATTTTGTTTTAAGTTCTCCAATCTTAGTGTTATAAAAATCCCTTAATTTTGGAGTTGAATCTACAGAATTGACAAATTCTTTTAATATTATTTTTTGATCCTCATTCAATGATGAATATTTTTCATTAAATTTTTCTAAAAGAACTCTATATGCTAAAATACGAAGATCTTTATCGTATGATTGAAACTCTACAAGAACATCATCTTTAATTTTTTGTTTATCAATAGACTTAGACGTTAACGATTCTAGAATATTGATTTTATTTTCAATAAGTTGATCTGGATTGTTTATATTGGTATTATATAGTTCTAGTAAAGTGTAGAGGGAAGCGTGTAATTTGTAATTAGGTAATTTGGTTTTAAAGAAATCCTCAATATTGTAATGAGTGGAAATTTCTTTAATCAGATTATATTTTTGTCTTTTGATTGCTCCTCGGTTTAAACCCTTAGAAGTTTCTACAATAGAATTAATAACTATTTCAGCCTTGCCTTCTGTTAAGTTCCTATGCTTAGATAGGGTTTCATACAATTTATATTCTTTCCCTAGTTCGCTTTTAACAAAATATTTTTTTAAAATATTGATTGCCTTCGATTCTTTTCCAGATAATGTATCTGAGGTGATTTGTCGAACTAAAAGTTCAAATAAAATCCCCGTATTTTTTATCTTTGAGTGTCTTATGTTCATTAGCCTAGGCTTTTTGTTATAAATATATCAGAATATTTATTCCATTATATTATTTTCGTCTAAAAATGAAATTTCTTCATCTTTTTTGACTAAACTTGGAGATTTTACTAAACTTTCTATTAAACTTTTATTTTTAAGATATACCTGTCTTGCTTCTAGTGCTAATGGAGACCCACCTTTATATTGAGGGCGGATACTATCAGATTCATTATCGTCAAATTTTGCACCTCTATTACCTAATCTGTCTTTCCCAAACGGGCTTTCTTGAGAATTTCTATCCGTAGAGTTTTCTTCAGGACGCCCTAATGGTACTTTTTCATCGTATCCATCGGGTACTGAGTTGTCCTCGTATCTGCTTCTGCCGTATAGTGAGGCTAGATCGTGGGGGGTTCCGTATGATTTTCCTGTTATTTTAGGGTCATTTCCTTCTTCAGATACTTGTTTATTTCTAAAGGCGCGTTTTTGGTCTTCAATAATTAAATCTCTATATTCTTCATATTGATCTTCGCTCAAGTGGAATATATTATCATAAATCCAGTCAGTAGGTAGTAACTTAGTTTCCATAATCTTTTGGGCTAAGTCTACTTTTTGAGTTAATAATGCTATTTTTTCTTGATCATAGATAATGGATGGTGTTGTTAAATCTAATTCAAAATTTGTTAATTCATCACCGCTATATCCTTGAGCATATAAGTGTACTAATGCTATTTTATATAATTCAGATAATATAATACGTTGGATTCTATCAATTGTACGAGCGAATCTAATATCTTCGGCGGCTAATGTTGCTTTACCTGTCAAATCTTTTTCGTATCCCATAAACGCTTTAGGCACTTTAAGGGCAGCAAATAATTTATCTCTTAAATATGTTACGTCTGTAATACCATCAAATTGTAATCCCTGAGCAGTATCAATCTTAGTTACAGTATCGTTGCCTCTTACCGGGATATAAAAATCCTCTAGTAAGTTTTGCATATTGTATTTTTGGTTGTATTGACCTGTTTCGTGGTCAATTAATGGAGTACGTTTTAATGTTGAAATAGTTTTTTGCATGAAGTTTTCTACTTCAGCAGGAGGGATAGAACCAACATTAATATAAAATATTCTTCTATCTGGGCTGCGAGATATTCTATTGATTAGCATCGCGTCTTCCATTAGAATATATTGCTTAAATAGCCTACGAGCAGGCTCTAAATATGAACGACCATAAGGAAGATAGTTAACATCTGTTATTAATCTAAAATGGGCCATTTCATAGTTATCAAAGTAGATAGCATTTTGATCTTTTTCAAATGTATTAGGCACACCATAATATCCTGATCCACCTGAATAGAATCCTTCAGGAGAATATTTGAATCTTACAGCATTTGGGTGTTCGGGATCGTAATTTTCTTGTCTTTGGATATGATAAGCGGTATAAGGAATGACATTATATACTCCAAATTTTTCTGCTATTTCAAGTTTTAAGAAAAAGTCGCCGTATTTATTCATTTGGCGGATCCAAGACCACAAATTAAACTCAATATTTAATACATCGTAAAATAAATTATATAATATTTTTTGGATATCTTCATTTGAGCTTCTGATTTGGAGTACTTCTCCCATATCATTTTTTAAAGTACATTCATCCGATATAATATCTAAAGCAGAAGAAATAATAGCATCTTCTCTCCTTTTT